TGCCCACACTGGCCAAGATACAACAACAAGGAAACAACATGAAAGAAGCGCAAATATTTGAAAACTGGATCAACAATCTCAGTGAAGGCACCTGGGCATTGCCAGAAACTCCAGAGCAAATGGAAAAACTCAACCAGTTGATGAGCAGTGAACTGATCGTTGGCCCTGATGCTACCAATGCCACTGAACAGTTGTACGACATTGTGGGCGATGACGAACTGTTTGACATCCTAAACGACTTGGCTGACAAGAGTGAAGGCCGTGCCAATATTTGGGACGACTCAGATGTGCAACGCAGACTGGCTGAACTGGGCATTCAAACTCCTCAGAGTACCGAAGCAGAACCTGCTGATGTTGACCAAGACACTGCGCCTGAGGTGAAAGAAGCAGGTATCAATGACATACGCCCTGGCATGCAGTCTTCAAGAACTGACCCATCGCCTAGACCACAAGTGCCCCGTATTCCAGTAAGTCCATTTGGTACAAAGCCTCCAACAAAAGAAAGTGCTGACCTAGCTCGCATGCTGGAGCATGCTGGTGTGCCACTGCAAGAAGGTGTTCTAAATGATGACACCAGAAACACCTGGGACCATTTGTTGGATCGTTTTCGTCACGAAGTTGAACAGTTCAAACAAGGTAGTGACCTAGATTCGGACTTGTATGATGCACTGTTTGATTATTACAGCCAACATGGCGCTATGCCTTATGGTGTGGCCAAAAACAAACCAGGCTTCCCAGAAGCAGCACAATGGATTAGTAATCGTTTTGCTGAAGACCTTGGCATCAATGAAAATCTCATCAGCCCAATGATCATGCCTGTGAGCGAAGGCTCATGCAACATGACCATGGAAGGTGCTTACTGCCCAGAGCACGGCCTGGCCGAATGTGGCGGCATGTATGAAGGCGTTAATGACCCAGACTACAGAGGCGGCTATTACAATGAATTTGATGAACTGGAAGACTTGTTGAGCAAATCAGGAATGAGTCAAGACGACTTGATGCGTCAACGATTTTTGGCCAGCAAGTACGGACTCAACACACCTGCAGACATGGCCAAATTGCCTGCACTGAAAAAAGATGCAGAGGCAGGCTACATAGCACGTAAAGGTGCGTTGGATGCTGATTTAGAAAAACGCAATCAACAATACATGCAAGACAAACTCACAGATCTAGAATATCAACAAGATCCAGTGGCTTTTGTGAAAAGACGCACACAACAACTTACACCAACAGCACCTACTGCACCTACACTACCAACTGCACCAACTGCACCTACACTACCAACAACACCTGATGCTCCAGCAGATGTAGTAGCCACGCCAGGAACAGATTATTCTTTGCCACGAGCAAAATTGGGATCAAGTCCAAGTACAAAACTACCTAACTTTAGACCAGAACCCGCTGCAGAAGTTCCAGCAGCATTGGATCAAACAGATACTCGCAATCAAAAATCATCCATGTTCCAACAACTGGCACAGTTGAGAAATCGAACTCGTGGCGCAATGGCAGAAACCAGCAACGATGATCCAATCAACAGCAACAGTGCAATGACCGGCAGCTACTACGAAGGTAAAGAAACTCCAACCCAGGAAGGCGATGCACTTCTGGCAAGAATAAAATCATTGGCTTTGCTCAGATGATATAAATAACAATACAAAACCGCAGCGGGTGTAGTAGCACCCGCTGTCGAAGCAACAACAATAGGCAGCAAGAAATGAAACCATATACATACTTAATAGGTTGGCCCGAACATAATACATGGTATTATGGAGTAAGATACGCAACTGGGTGCAACCCTTCCGATCTCTGGAACCCTTACACCACCTCAAGCAAACACGTGACTGCATTTGTAGCAGAACACGGTGCGCCATCGGTGCGAGAAATTCGCCGCACATTCAAGAATACTATACAAGCACGAGTTTGGGAAGAACGTGTGCTTAAACGTATGAAGGTGGTTGGCAATGATCGGTGGCTGAACAAACATGACAGTATGTCTCCGCCTATTCAATCAGGAGAGACTCACCATGCTAAACAGATTGAGTATCGAAAAAATCATCCTATGAAACGGCCTGAGGCTCGAATGCGACAGCACAATAATTGGTTAGGTAATAAAAACCCTATGACTAATCCTGATGTAGTAGCAAAAAAAGTAGCCAAAACAAGTGGAGATACTCATCACATGAAACGTCCTGAAATTTCTAATAAAGTTTCGGGGAAAAACAATTACATATATAAAGATCCAGAAGCATTGCTTAAACGAAAAATTCAATTTACAGAAATGAATAAATTACGTTTAGGCACACACTATAGAAAAATTGGTTGTCAATACTGTGGTAGAGAAATTGGAGCAACCGCACATAAAAAACATGAAACACATTGTCAAACTAATTTAACCAGTTCCGTAGGAAACACAGACAGGCTGTGTTAAAATAACCCTGTAGGCAGCATTTAAGTAAATCTTAAATTTTTAAATCATATTAAAGCATTAGAAAGGCAACACAATATGGCGAGTTTATCGGAAATCCGTGCCCGTTTACAAGCGGCAGAAAACAACAAACCAGGTCAATCCACTGGTGGCGACAACTCTATATTCCCTCATTGGAATATGGACGAGGGTCAATCTTGCACTTTGAGATTTTTACCCGACGCAAACACTAAGAACACATTCTTCTGGCAAGAACGAGCAATGATTCGTTTGCCATTTGCTGGTATCAAAGGCGAAGGGGATTCCAAACAAGTGTATGTTCAGGTACCTTGTGTGGAAATGTGGGGCGAAGCCTGTCCTATCTTGGCCGAAGTGCGCACCTGGTTCAAGGACAAGAGCCTTGAAGAAATGGGTCGCAAATACTGGAAAAAGCGTAGCTACATTTTCCAAGGCTTTGTGCGTGAGAACCCCTTGACCGAAGACAAGACTCCAGAAAATCCCATCCGACGTTTTATCATCGGACCACAAATCTTTGCCACCATCAAAGGCGCATTGATGGATCCCGAACTGGAAGAAATGCCCACAGACACCCTGCGTGGCTTGGACTTCCGTGTTTCAAAGACCAGCAAGGGCGGTTATGCTGACTATTCAACCAGCAAGTGGGCACGTAAGGAATCGGCATTGACCGAAGCTGAACAAGCGGCCATTGCCACACATGGTGCATTTGACTTGAGCACATTCCTGCCCAAGAAGCCAGGTGATGTTGAACTCCGGGTGATCAAAGAGATGTTTGAAGCAAGTGTGGATGGACAACCATACGACACAGAACGTTGGGGTCAGTACTTCCGTCCTGCAGGTGTACAAGCACCAGGCGGCAGCACACATGCTGTAGACGGTCATGGAGACGCACACGAAGTACCAGCAGCCAAGCCTGCACTCAAAGTGGCAGCACCTGCACCCGCAAGTGACTTTGACGAAGACGACACACCTGTGGCAGTGGCACCAGTGGCCAAGCCTGCAGCCAGTGGACAAAACGCCCAGGACATCCTGGCCATGATCCGTAGCCGTCAAGCCAAGTAATTGACAGCAATCACACAGAGGGGGTCCCCCTCTGTGTTCTTTAAAAATAATAGGTGATTCATGGGTAAACCCTTTGACGTTTCAAAATTCCGTAAAGAAATTACAAAATCAATCGATGGACTAAGCATCGGTTTTAACGATCCTACAGACTGGATTTCAACAGGCAATTATGCACTAAACTATTTGATCTCAGGCGATTTCAATCGCGGTATTCCCTTAGGCAAGGTCACAGTGTTTGCTGGTGACTCGGGCGCAGGTAAATCGTACATCTGTTCAGGCAACATTGTGAAGAACGCACAAGAGCAAGGCATCTTTGTGGTGCTGATTGACAGTGAAAACGCACTTGACGAAGACTGGCTCAAAGCCTTGGGTGTGGACACCAGCGAAAGTAAACTGCTCAAGTTGAGTATGGCCATGATTGACGATGTTGCCAAGACTATTAGTACATTCATGAGCGATTACAAAGCCCTGCCCGAAGGCGAGCGTCCCAAGGTCATGTTTGTAATTGACTCACTGGGCATGCTGTTGACTCCCACAGACGTGAACCAGTTTGACGCTGGTGAAATGAAAGGTGACCTGGGTCGTAAACCCAAAGCACTTACAGCATTGGTGCGTAACTGTGTGAACATGTTTGGTAGTTACAACGTGGGCTTGGTTTGTACCAACCACACATACGCAAGTCAGGACATGTTTGACCCTGATGATAAAATCAGTGGTGGTCAAGGTTTCATTTACGCCAGTTCAATTGTGGTGGCCATGAAGAAGATGAAGCTGAAAGAGGATGAGGACGGCAACAAAGTGAGTGACGTCAACGGTATTCGTGCAGGCTGTAAAGTTATGAAAACCCGCTATGCCAAACCCTTTGAAGGCGTACAGGTCAAGATTCCTTACACCACAGGCATGAGCCCTTACAGTGGCCTAGTGGACTTGATTGAGAAAAAAGAAATGCTCAAGCGTGAAGGCAACAGCTTGGTGTTTACCACCAGTGAGGGCGAAGTTATCAAGAAGTTCCGCAAAGCATGGGAAAAGAATGATGATGGTTGCTTGGACAAGGTCATGATTGACTTCAAGAACATCAAAACTGAGGTAAGTACAGCCGACGCAACGGAGGAATAAAATGTCAACAGAAGTAGCAAGCGAAATTTGGGGCGAACTAAAAAGATATGTCAACGTGGTAGATCGTATAGATGCTGCCGAAAGCATTGTGTCTATCCTTATTGACCATGACCATGACGTTGAAGAAATCCGGGAAGCCTTCAAAGGTGATTCAGACATCAAGAAAGCCCTGACTGCATATTTGGACAAT